TATTTGAATTCCAAGTTTTGATAAAATGAATAGTGTAATCATAGTTATTGCTTAGGTGGCACCATAAGTACCACCCAAGATTAGGTTAAGTTATCTAAATCTATATTATTTTCTATTGAAGATATGATATAGTATCCAAACTGCTACTAAACCTAGTAATCCTTGATCACTAAATCCAGAGAGTACGCCCTGTACATTTCCTATCACAGAAACATTTGGCCAGAACGGAATACCTTGACCGTTGAAAAGAATTTCTAAAACGATTCCTAATGCGATGAAAGATACACCAACATCAGCAATTCCTTTTGCCCATCCTTTAACTTTTTGTAAAATATCCATTGTGGACCTCCTTTACAAATTTAAATTACATTCCTCTAAACTTGGGAACGTGTCATTATTTAGGTAAAGGTATTCTGAAAGATAAAACTATACATTTTTGACAGACATCAAAAATAATGGTTTGTTTTATTAAGTGTATAGATATTAAAGGTTGTAAGGTAGTTTAATCGTGAAAAAAGGCGACCCGAAAGCCGCCTTTTCTCGTATTCTGTTCTACTCGTTGATTACGCAAAAGTTACGTTCGCAACAGAGATCTCTCCCAAGTAGTCAGCCGCATTACCTAAAGATGATGCAGTGTTTGACAATTCTACGTAGCCGTATCTAGTCATAAAAGATACAACTGGTTCGAAAGTACCTGGATCAAGAACAACACCACTTGACATTAACGGTATGTATGGGCAGTAGAATGCCGCCGCGTCTGCTTCAGACGAGCCTTTATATCCTACTAATACAGCCGTTCCGTCAGCCGCGTATGTGTCAGCGTACACTTTCATTGAACCATTTAAAGTACCAACCATTTTTTGGTTAGTAGGTGCTTCGAAAGTTCCTTCAGTTGTTCTTGCGAACGCTGAAGTTGTTGCTGATTGAAGAACTGTTAAAGCGTGAGGGCTTACTACAGTCCAGTTACCAGCACCACGTCTTGTACGTTGAGCTATCTTGTTTGCTACTCTGTTAATCATTACAGCCAAAGCCGCGTGTTCATCACCAACGAATGTAGCAGTTCCTGATACCGCCGCTTGGTCATATGCTTCTTCTGTAGGTGCTAGAGATCTTAAAGAATTAATTACTTCTTGATCAATTTCAGCAGTAATTTCTTGGGCTAATGCCGCCATAATTTCTGCTTCTACGTCTACACCTTGCTGTGCTTGAGCATCTTGAGCAGATTCAAAAGTCCATCTAGCTGATAATTTTCTAGTTTTGGCTTCTACAACCTGTTTCAAGATTTGAATTGATAGTCTGTTACCACCTGTACCTTCTAAGCCGGCTGTTCCGCCACCTTTTCCAGCAGTTTTGTCTCCAGAATAGGCTTGACCTATTTTGAATGGTGATAATGCCTCTTCGCCTGCAGTAACGTCATTGTCGCCACCTGTTGCGTCGTTGGCATCAGCATATCTAACTCTTAGTGTGTGGATTTGACCAACTGGGCCAGTCATCGGTTGAACTCCAACCAATTCGTTAGCTATTACAGTCGGCATAACCCGTCTAATTACCGGTAGGATCACTCTGTTTAAAGTAGCTACGTTACCAGCCGAAGTTGCTCCAGCTGTTGCCGCCTCTGCCAAATACTTTCTAGTATTTTCTAAGGTTGCTTCCATTACAGACTTTTTATTGCCTGCTAGGCCTTCAAGTAACGCACTCTTTGTATCCTGCCAGCGTGTTTCTGTTAGTTCTGACATTGTGTTTTTTCTCCTTTTTAGATTCCTGCGAGTCTTTTTATATCTACAATATTTCTATTGAATTGACTCACATTACCAATGTTATTTTCAATTTTATCGCCTGTTATTTCTGTGCCTATACTTGAGCTTGCCTTTTTCGCTGGCGTCCTACCGTTTATTACAGCGGGCATATATTTGTCAAATTGCTTACGCAATTTTCCAGTGTCTACGCTCTCCAGTAAATTCGTCATTATTTCTTTTTGTTCTGTGTTTAATGGTGTAATTAACTCATTAACTACAGATTCTCTTTCAGCCTTATTTTTAAGACCATCGATTTCTGATTGTTTAGATTCGATAATCTTTTCTTTATCTCCGGCTGTTTTCTTCGCGTCTTCTAATTGTTGTTTTGTTATATCTACAACTTTTAAAAGTTTAGATGTTTCAGATTTGCTATTCAAGAATGAATTAGTATATTCTCCTGCATAAACCTCAAACAATCTACGACCAAAGTCGTTCTTACGTGATGCATCAATATCGTCTTTTAGTTGAGAAATTTCTTTTTTCAAGTGTTTACCAACTACTTCCGATACTTTTTCAGCGCCTTTCTTAATAAAGTTTTGTCTTACTTTTTCAAAATGTGCCTTTGCTTCACGAATTAGACGTACTTTTGTTTCAGCAACGTCTTTCTTGTCTTCGTGGAACTCCGCAATTTCTTTAGATAAAGCGTCAACCACAAAATCCTCAAGTTTAGCAAAATTACCTGCCATAACTTTTTGGTCTTCGTGTAGTTCAGCAATTTCAGATTTAAGTTGTTCGAAAACAAACTTTTTCAAATTATCTGAATGTTCTTTCATATGAACCGCATACTTGGCTTTTTGCTCTGCCAGTTGTTTACGGTCATCGGCGAACTCTGAGATTTCTTTTTCAAGTTTTTCTTGAACCATGGCATTTACAGCATCAGTTAATGTTGCTTTATCGTGCTCATACTTCTTTGCAAACTCTTCTCTAAGTTCCGCAGTAACTTCAAGACGGTTTTCACCAATCTTTTTGTCCCATGCTGACTCTATTTCCGCTCTAATCTCTTTTGATATTGCTTCGTTCTCAAAAAGTGATTTTAGTGCATCTAACATTATTTTCTCCTTATGTTATTGGAGTTTGTTAATTATGTTAATTAACGAATCCTTTAAATAATTTTGTGCCTCGTTGTCTTTTGCCATGTTTAAAGCCTTATATCCACCTCTAGTATTCAATAATTGCTCATAAATGGGAGTTGGATAGGCTCCCGGAGCACTTGGTTGAGCTACGATATCAACTGTAATGATTTCAAAATCTTTAACTTCACCTGAACCATAAGGTCCCATGCCGTCTTCTTGAACATTACCACTACCACGCGATGAGACTCCTAATTTAACTCCGCTGTTAAGCATTGTTTCAACTAGTTTCCCCATCGGCGTAGGTAATACTTTTAGTTTTCCGTATCCGTTAGGTCCGTCCATCCACATACTTGATAACATATGGGACACACGGTCCAAATTTATTGTAAGACCTTCAGGATGATCAACTTCACCTAGAACTGAATAACCACCTTCTATTTGATCGTTGAGTGTACTGACAGCCCGTTGGATTTCACTAACAGGATATACCCGTTGGTTAGCGTTTTTAACGCCACCTTGGATACAAATGCCCTTCATGTATAAGGACTTCCCGCTCTTTTCATCTTTGGACTCAACGACAATCTTAGCTTGGTCGAAGGTCAGTGTCTCACGTAAAGATATCATCTATACTATGTCCTACTTGTCTTATTATTATTAACTGCCAATAGCTGATTTCTTAGCAGAACCATCAGTTCCGTCAGCTTTGTTGGCCTTTGCTGGTTTTAATTTAGAGCCTGCACTAGAACCTGGTGTGTTTATATTTCCACCAGATAAGTCACCTGCTTTAGGTGCCTTACTACCTGAGTCTTCTTTAGTAGAAGTACTTGGCGCTGATGCTGTTGCTGTTGAACCTTTACCACCGTCTGCATTAACTGGAGATTTGCTATTATCAGTACCATCTGTATTAGATGCTGTTACTTTATTAACATATTCTCTCATTTGCTCTCTAGGTGATTGAGTTGCTGTAGCTTTTGCTTCAACTGTTTTACTTTCTACTTTAGGTAGTCCTATTTCTTGCTCTTTGCCTGCAAGTTCGGAAGTAGCTTCTGCTTCTCCCTCTGCATCGTCGTCGCCTTCTGCGTCATCACCAGCTTCGTCGTCTGCTGGAGCTTCTGCATCATCGCCACCATCTGACATCATTGCGTCAAATTCAGCTTTTAGCTCATCGATTGCATCTTCTAAGTCAACTACACGATCTTCTAGGTCTTCTTCACCTGAAGGCGCTTCGTCGCCATTATCTTTGTCACCGTCTACTTCAATATCACCGACCATGTCGTCTGTTGCGTCACCGCCAATACCTATTTCTGAAGTTGGTGTTGTTGCT